CGGGATGACTGAGACAGTAGCATCCTTCATAAATAGGCTACAAAAGGGGCAATCATTAGTAAATGCGACATGGGATGACGCATCCGAGTCAGTTAAGAGCATGAATGGTGAGAACGGACACCTTAATGAAGACGTTATGCAACAGATTCTATCCTCTTATTCCCCACATGAGAGGGAAATGAGACGATATGGCAGGCCATCCATAGGTTCTGGGCTTGTATTCCCCCTTGGGGAAGAGCAAGTTGTAACAGATCCGGTGCATATCGAGGATCATTGGCCTAGAATAGCGGCAATAGACTTCGGTTGGGACCATCCAACGGCTGTAGTTTGGTGTGCAATTGACCGAGATGAGGACATATTTTACGTATATGACTGCTATAGAGCCTCTAAAGCCAGCCCTTCAGTACATTCAGAGAACATCAAGACAAGACCGCATTTTATACCCATAGCCTACCCGCATGACGGCAATCGCAGGGATAGCATGGGAAATCCGGGCTTGGCTGACCAGTATAGAAACTTAGGTTGTAACTTTTTATTAGAACATTTTTCTAATCCCCCAGCATTGGGGGTTAATAAAGGCTCCAACTCTATTGAGGAAGGGTTGATGGCAATGCTTCAAGCTATAGAAGGGAATAAGTTCAAAGTATTCTCTACCCTTACAGACTGGTTTGAAGAGTTTAGGATGTATCATAGAAAATTTAATAAGGTGGTTCCCATAAGGGATGATCTTATGTCTGCAACACGATACGCATTTCAATCACAGCGGTTTGCTGTTTCTGGTAAAGATCCAGCATGGACGCAGGAAGTTAATTATGGGAATTACGGAATAGTTTAATGGCACACGATAGATCAGATGACGAACTAATTACTAGAATACGAGGGGAGATTACAGACTCACTTGGGTATATGGGTGACACAATCTCTCAACAGAGAGAGGCGGCTATGGAATATTACTATGGCCTTCCTTTTGGTAATGAGGTTGAGGGTAGATCACAGTATGTAGACTCTACTGTGCAGGATACTGTGGAATGGATTAAACCTTCCTTAATGAGAGTCTTCGCTTCAGGTGATGAGATGGTTAAGTTCACACCTCATGGTCCAGAAGACGTACAGATGGCTGAACAAGCTACCGACTACGTAAACTATGTATTCACTAAAGACAATCCAGGTTGGGAAATTCTTTACTCGTGGTTTACGGATGCTTTATTAAGTAAGAATGGTATAGTCAAAGTATGGTGGGATGATTACGATGAACCACAGCGAGAAGAGTATACTCATCTTGATGAGATGGAGTATCAAGTTCTTGTGGGCAATCCTGAGGTCGAAGAGATTCACCATGAAGAATATGTAGAAGAAGATGAGATGATGGGGGTTGTTGCTTACCATGATGTAATCATCAGCCGCCAGAGAAGATCTGGTAGAGTAAGAATAGAGAATGTTCCACCGTCTGAGTTCCTTATATCCAGAGAATCAAAGGATATTCAGAATGCTAGATTTATTTGTCATAGGGTAGAAAAAACTTTATCCGAGTTAAGAGAGATGTATCCTGATTCAGACTTAGATCCAGATGAGCTAGGTGCTGGCGATGAAGATATGACTCAGTTCTCTGCCGAAAGATTAGAACGTTATGCGTTTGATAAGTCTGCCCGATATTGGGAAGGTTGGGGAGGCGAGGACTATGGTGACGAGGGTTTAAGAAACTATTGGTTACATGAGTGCTTTCTTAAAGTAGACCATGATGGTGATGGGATAACTGAATTAAGAAAGGTTTGCGTTGTTGGATCAACCATTCTTGAGAATGAAGAGATTGATTCAGTACCCTTTGTTTCTATTACTCCGATAAAGATTCCACATAAGTTCTTTGGGTTGTCTATAGCTGATCTAGTAATGGATCTGCAGCTCATGAAATCGACATTAATGCGAAACCTCATGGACAACATGTATAACCAGAACTTTGGGCGCTATGCAATTTTAGAGGGTCAGGCCAACCTAGATGACCTTCTTACCCAACGACCAGGCGGTGTGGTTAGAGTTAAGTCTCCAAACGCAGTTACACCTTTAGCTACCCCAGCATTAGAACCTTATTCCTTCCAGATGTTAGAATACCTGGATGGAGTTAGAGAATCAAGAGCTGGTGTATCGAGGATGTCACAAGGTCTGAATGAGAATGCTTTAACATCTCACACAACTGCTACGGCTGTTAATGCAGTCATGGGCGCAGCGCAAAGCAGGGTTGAGTTAATTGCTAGAAACTTTGCTGAGACTGGTGTTAAAGATTTGATGACAACCATCTATGAATTGCTTATGAAGAATCAGGATCACGAGAGAGTTATTATGTTACGTAACCAATGGGTTCCTGTTCGTCCTGATGTATGGAATGATAAGTTTGATTGTACGGTATCTGTCGCGTTAGGTCAAGGAAACAAAGATCAACAGATGGCTCATCTTTCAAGGATGCTTCAGTTCGCAGGAGAGGCAATGAAAGGCGGGTTAAGAATTGTTAGCGAACAGAATATGTATAACCTTGGAGCATCATTGGTTAAGGCAATGGGATTCCAGAATGTTGATGACTTCTTAACTAACCCAGCAACTATACCGCCTCAGCAGGAGCAGCCCTCGCCTAAAGAGCAAGCCGATCTAATGGAGGCTCAAGTCAAGAGGCAAGAGCTAGAGATTAAAGCTGGTGAGCTTCAGTTAAAGGCCCAGAAGATTCAGCAGGAATATGAGAAGTTACAAGTTGACTCCAGTTTAAAACAGCAAGAGATTGACTTAGAAAGAGAACAGAAACGAGCCGTAGCTATAGGAGCCACATGACACCAGAAGAAAGAGAAGGAAGGGCAAAGTCACTTTTAAATGATCCATTATTTAATGAAGCCTTTGATGCAATAAAAGAAGATTTAATGAATCGCTGGAATGTCAGCGGTTCTACAGAAGTTGAGGCCAGAGAATCAATCTGGCTTGCAATGAGACTGCTTGATAGAATCAATGCTCATATAAAGTCCATCGTAGAAACTGGACACATGAACAAAGTTCTAAAAGAGCAACATCCATTTATTTGAACAAGGAGTAAAGATTATGGCGGATACGCAAGAAGCCCCGCAACCAGCAGTACCAACTCTTCCCCAAGGAAGTATTAGGGAAGCACAAGAAGCGTTTCTATCTTTAGCGGTTCCTGAAGAGGATACACCGAAAAAGAAAGAGGCCGAAACGTCTGAAGAAGTAGAGGACGTTGAAGAATCAACCGAAGTCGAAGAGGAACCATTAGAAGCTTCTGAAGAAGAATCTGATGAGGAATTACAGGCAGAGGAGGAGGACTCAGAAGAATCCGAAGTCGAAGAAGAAATCACTGAAGAGGAGGACGACACACCTGGACTTTACACTGTTAAGATTAATGGTGAAGAGGTTGAGGTTACTGAAGAAGAACTCTTAAAGGGGTATTCTCGACAACAGGATTATACAAAAAAGACGCAAGAGCTAAGTGAGTACCGAAGGCAACTTGATGAAGCTGGACAGTTTTACCAGGAAGAGGTTGCTAAGACTCAACAAGCGCGACAAGAGTATATCAGTTCTTTAGCGAATGCAGCACAGTTAAATCTTGCATCGTTACAAGAATATGAAAAAATAGATTGGGAGCGATTGAAAGCGGAAGATAAGGAAGAGTACCTTACTAAACGTGATGAATATCGTGAAGCTCAATCTCATATACAAAACCTACAACAGACTTATGTTGAAGAAAATCAAAAACAAGCTCAAGAGCAACAATACCAATTTAATCAATGGGCGCAAGAGGAATACAACAAGCTAGTAAAACTAATACCGGCATGGGGAGTTCCTGAACAGCAAAAAGCTATTGCTGGAAGATTGCGTAACTTTGCTAACGCTAAAGGTTTTAATGATGAAGAGGTTAAACAACTGTTTGACCATCGCTCTATTCTTATTCTTATGCAAGCAATGGCTTGGGAAGAAGGACAGAATAAAGAAAAGAATCTTAAAACCAAGAAAGTTAAAAAGAAAGTGAAGGTTGTTAAAAGTGGTAAAGGCATTGAGAAGTCTGCTAGCAATAAAGTCGTGCGTCAAAAGAAAATGAAACGGCTTCAGCAATCAGGTCATGTAAATGATGCAGTAGGATTGTTTGAGGATTTTGTTGAACTTTAAATTGGAGAAATGTTATGGCTATTCCGACGAATACTAGGGAAACCTATGGTGCCATAGGTATCAGGGAAGACCTTAGTAATATCATCTATAATATTTCGCCAACTGAGACACCGTTCCTAAGTGGTTGTGGTCGAGAGACTGCTGAGAATACTTACTTTGAGTGGCAGACGGACTCACTAACAGCGGCGGCGGCTAATCGCTCCACTGAAGGTGATGATCCAACTTCTACCGCTGTAAGCGAACCCACAAGGGTAGGGAATTATACCCAGATATCGGTTAAAGCCGTCCAGACGAGTGGGACAGCCGAGGCCGTTAATTTTGCTGGGCGTAAATCTTCCCAAGCGTATCAGTTAGCGAAACGCGCCAAAGAAATGAAGCGTGATATGGAAAAGATGTTGATGGATAACGTAGCACAATCCGCTGGTGCTGGCCCAAGCCCCGGTCCTGCGACTGCTAGAACGACAGCAGGTCTAGGCGCATGGGTAGCTACCAATTACCATACTCTTGGAGGCGCACCTTCCCCACCGGGGCTAGGCTCTGCTTCTAGCGGTAATGGTACGGATACTGCTAGTGATGCTACATCAACGGGTACATTAACCGAAGCTGGAATGAAGACCGTAATCAAAGAATGCTTTGATAGCGGTGGAACTCCAGACACCATTCTTGTTGGTTCTTCCAATAAGCAGGTAATTTCGGCGTTAACCCAAACAGTGTCAGAACTAAGAACAGCGGCAGATAAGTCTGCACCTGCTCATGTTGTGGCATCTGTTGACGTTTATGTTTCCGACTTTGGAACTTTTAAAATAATTCCAGATCGGTTCCAGAGAGCGCGAGACTGCTGGTTTATAGACTTTGACTTCTGGGCTGTCGCATACTTGCGACCGTTTATGACCGAAAGTCTAGCAAAGACTGGGGACAGTATAAAACAGATGATTCTGGCTGAGTACGGTCTTATGTCTAAGAACCAAGCGGCTAACGGTTTCTTGGCTGACGTATAGGTGTAAGAGTGGGGGTGTAAAAGCCCCCACTTATCTATGAAAGAAAATATAAAAGATTATTTATTTCACAAGAAACGTTTTTTAAGTGTAGATTTTTGTGAGTACGCTTTAGAAACATTAAAGAAAAGTCAGTGGGAGAATCACGACTTTACTGGATATGAAATAAATGATCCTGAACATGGCTTTGGTTGGCAAAGAGAGGTTAAGTCTAAACCCTCTGGAGATGCAGAACCAGAATTTGTAGGGTTTAAAAGTCCTAATTGGAATAAGAATCATGCTCATATTAATAATGTGATTATAAATGGTATATCTAAAGTATTAACAGAGTATGTAAGAAGTTTTGGCTACAAATGGTTTGATGGATGGAACGGTTATTCAGTGGTAAAGTTTTTGAAGTATGCGGAGTCTCATCAGATGGCTGAACACTGTGACCATATTAATTCGCTGTTTGATGGAAATGTAAAAGGGATTCCAATGTTGTCCATTGTAGGACAACTAAATGAAGACTTTGAGGGTGGTAAGTTTGTGATGTGGGGAGATCAAATCATTCCTTTTGAAAAAGGAGATGTTATTATATTCCCTTCTAACTTCATGTATCCGCATAGGGTAGAGCCTGTAACCAAAGGAGCAAGATATTCATATGTCTCTTGGGCCTACTAAGTTTAAAATTGTAAGGGAGTTATTAACTGGTGAACTGTTGGATTTTCTTGGCGTATATGCCTATAACAAAGCGACACTTCCTGATGCCATACCAACAAAAGAGACTCACGGATTTGTAGACGACCAGATACCTAACACTCCTGCTTGGCATGATGACTTAGCCATGAAAAATTTAATGTGCTACCTATCGTCTGATATGGAAAAGCATACTGGTGTAGATTTAATTCCTACTTATTCTTATCTTAGAGTTTATAAGAATGGTGATGAATTAAAAAAACATATTGATAGACATAGTTGTGAGTTTAGTGTTACCTTAACTTTAATGCGTGAACCTAATGAAGATATTTGGCCCATCTATTTAGAGACAGATACTGTGCATAAAGTTAAATTAGAAGCAGGTGATGGCCTTGTTTATAAAGGAACCGAAAGTCCTCATTGGAGGGATAAATTTGAGGGCAGTAGATTAGCCCAAGTATTTTTACATTACGTAAGGAGGTAGTTATGGCTTATAAAAAGGGAACAGAGAAGTGGTCAGATAACCCACAGGGTGTAGCTGCTGACAAATCTTTTAAAAGTAAAGGGGATGCTTATGGCGGTATTACAGGTATCATTTCTAAACTAGGTACTGGCGGCACCGTCAAGGGCCAAGACAATCAAAAAGAGAAAGGCTAATGAGCAAGAAAAAATCAGTAGAGGGTCCAATTACTTTATACTCTCCCGTCCATAGAGGCGGTGATGAAAGTTTAGTGAAGGCCATTAAGAGCCTTGATACAGGTAAGTCTGGGTATAAATCTCCCGGCAATAGTCCTAAACACAAGGTAGAAGATCCATTTAAATAAGGGGTAGCGATGTTTGTGTATGTAAAGACTCCTACCATTGCGGTGGTAGATGGTGTGATCTCTCCTGAAGAGTGCAGTCAAGTAATTGAGCATTCAAGAGATAAACTAGAAAGAAGTACAGTAGCAACAGATAAAGGCTTAGTTCCAGATAAAGATAGGACTTCTCACGGTACTTGGGTAGCTCACTCTGACTTTCCAGAGGTGTGTCAAAGGGTTGCAGATATAGCAGCTATACCATTGGAAAGGGCAGAACCTATTAATGTTTTGCGCTATACTGATGACCAGGAATATAAACCTCATTATGATGCACTAGATGGAGTACATCTTGAGAACGGTGGACAAAGACTATTAACTTGTTTGGTTTATTTAAACAACGTTGTTGGTGGGTCCACTGCATTTCCAAAGTTAAATTTAATGATCGGCCCCATTGGTGGTAGGTTATTAATGTTTGGTAATGTTGATGAGAATAATAAGGCGCATGAATTATCATTGCATCAAGGAATGCCGCCACATGAAGGTGAAAAATGGGTGATGACACTATGGTTCAGAGAATCGAAAGTAAGTTAAGAAAAGCGTTTGGTGCTAAGAAAGAAAAGGCTCCAAGCAAACCAAAGCAAAAGACTGCTGAAGAGCATTTAAAGGAATGGTCTAACGATCAGACTAAAGCTATAGGCGGCAAGGGGTTCTTAGTAGGATGAAAAGAAGAAGTGGAGAGCTGTTGGATGTAATGCCTTATAGACATCAGGAATGGATTGAAGAACCTGATGGTGAGATATCTATAACTACTTACCAGGATGCCGAACCTACAATAGAACAGAATAAAAAAGAGTATAACTTATATGGTGATAAACTTAGCTTGGGTAAAAGGGGAGACTGGCATAAGGTAGCTTCTATTCCTTTTAATGTCTATGAGCAATGGAAGAATGAAACCAATGGAGCAATTGATAAAGATCCAAAGTTACTGGCTAAATATTTAAACGATCCTGATAACAAATATTTTAGGACTGCACCAACCAAACTATAGGGGTAAATAAGATGGGAGACTTATACAGATTAAACAATTTTAATTATACGTTTACAGCGCTGTCAACCTCAGTAACACTGGGTGATGCTGTCTCTGCACAATGCTACGCTATTATAATAAATGCCAGTGAACCTGTGTTTATTAAAATTGACGAGCATGGAAGCGCCGCTACCGCTGGTTCATGTGGTTACTTTATTAAGGATTGGCCTCATTACATACGTGTTAGCCCTGGAGATAGGATTTCTGGGTTAAGAGCTGGCAGTAGTGATTCAGTTGTTTATATAACAGAATTAACCAGATGAGAATTGATAAGCCAGATACTTATAGATTAGCTAATAAGCTACATTCTATAACTACCACTACAACCTCTACCGAAATGGCAGAGGCGGTTGGCTCTGGTATAAGTGCTGTAATGATAACAGCTACAGAGGACGCTTTTCTTGCGTTTGGTGGAGAGGTAGATACTACACCTTGGAGTGATGTGGTTGGTGCATGGTCGGCACAAACAAACTCATGGAAGGAATACGAGGCTGTTGGGGAAGGTTACCAAGAGAAAGACTGGCCTACTTATTGGCGCATTAGTTCAGGACAGAAAGTATCCGCTTTACAGGTATCTGCCGCTGGAACAGTATACATTGCGGAGATGACAATATAATGGCTATAGGAACTTATGCAGAACTTCAGACTGCTGTCGCCAACTGGTTAAATAGGAGCGACTTAACAGACAGAATACAAGAGTTCATAGACTTGGCGGAAGCGAGAATCAATCGTAACTTGCGTCTTAGGCTTATGGAGACTACAGCTACCGGCACACTGGTTGCGGGAACTAGAGATTATGCGTTACCCACAGATTACATACAGGCAAGAACATTTCATTTGACTCTTGACCCTATAGTTCCATTAGCTTATGTTACGCCAGAGATAATGAATAGGATATGGGCTGGATCTACTGGTGGAACCCCAGAAGCATTCACCATCATTGGTGAGAACTTCAGACTCGGACCGTCACCTGCAACTGCTGACGGTTATTCTATGCTTTATTATAAACGAATACCTGCATTAACTCCTGCCGCCACAACTAATAGCATGCTTACATATAATCCCGATATATATTTATATGGAGCTTTATTAGAGGCAGAGCCTTTCTTGCAGAATGACGCAAGAGTGCAGTTATGGGCTACAGCTTACAGACAAGCTGTAAACGATTTACAAGTTCAGGATGACAAAGATCGTCACTCTGGTTCTGAGCTAAGAGTAATGAACACGAGTGGCTACTTTTAAGGGGATTAATCATGGCATTAGAAACAGCAACATATATTAGCCAACTAGTTGATACGAATCCAACATCTAGCGATCCTGTGTCACAAGGTGACGATCATCTTAGGTTAATTAAATCAGTATTACAGTCACAGTTTACTACGTTAGGTGCGGCGGCAGTAACCACAACTGCGGCTGAGCTTAACTTGTTAGATGGGAAAACAACACTTGATGTTGAGGGTACTGCGGTATTATCCACGGGGGAAACAGGTGGTACAAAGTTTCTTAGAGAGGATGGAGACGGAACGTCTTCATGGCAGACTGCAGCAGGAACTACATATACAGCGGGTGATGGCTTAGACCTAACGGGTACAACATTCAGCACAGATCTAAAGGCTAATGGCGGCTTAGAAATTGATACTACAGAACTGGCCGTGGCTCAAGGTATATCACAATATGATGTGGCACAGTTTGCTGCTGGTGTTGTTGATAATGACTTTTTAAGGATTGACGGTACAGCGGTAGAGGGAAGAAGCGCTTCTGAGGTTTTATCAGATATTGCTGCTCTACCTTTGGCTGGCGGAACAATGACTGGAGAGTTAGTATTCGGAGATCAATTAGCCACCAAGCCTAAGATGAAAGACTACTCTGAAGCGGTAAATGCTTTGGGTTCTAAATCAGCAGCCTTTGATATTGATTTAGAGGATGGAAATGTTCAGTCTCTCACAATAACATCTGGTACATTTAATATTGGATTAACAAATGCTCTTGCATCTAATTCGAACTCTTTAACACTTATAGGCACTAACTTAGGTGCGGGGACTCCTTCGTTTATTTCTGGCGCACATGGTGGCGGTGGTAATGCAGTTAAGTGGCCCGGTGGAACTGCTCCTACTGTAACAGCATCAGGAGTCGATATATTAACATTTACTACATTTGACGGTGGCACTCAGTGGTATGGGTTTGCTGCTGGCATAGCGATGGCGTAGGGGGTGATATGTCTCTAGGAGCAAATAAAGCAGCCCTTCTTGCGATGGGTAGTGCAGCAGGAGGGGGTAATTACTTTGGTGATGGTTCCGATGGCGCATTAACTACATCAGGTGATGTTACTTATACAGTTTTAAACAAGTCAGGTTCTTATGATGGTGATATGGTTGTTAAGAACTACACTAGTTTGACTATAGGAGCAGGACACACCATTACAACAGATCAGCCCTGTAGAGGGATGTTGATATATGTAAAGGGAGACTGTTCCATTAGTGGAACATTAAATGCTAGAATCGGCGCGCTTGCAGATCCAACAAACACAGGAGGTTCTGACTCTGCAGCTGTTAATGCAAACGGATTAAGGTTACCATTGTTTACAGCAAGTGGATCACAAACCTTATCTGCCGCTGATTTTGCAGGATGCGGAAATGCCGCTGTTACTGCTGTCGCCAACCAAGCTGAGATAAGTGGAGATGGAACAATTTTTCAGATTTTAAAAGCAGGGGCATCTGGCGGAAGTGTTCATAATATAGCTGGTAATACTTCCAATACCTTTTACAATAGCCAAGGAACTGATGGGGGGAATGGAACCACAACAGCTTCTTCTGGTCAATGTGGCGGTGGAGCAACTGGAGGCTATAATTTTCATTCAGGAAATTCTGGAGGGCAAATCTCTGGGTCTGCTGGAGGGTTAGCTGGGACATTCTCTGGAGGTGCTGGAGGAGGCTCTACCGCACTTAGAATTAGCTCTTCTCCAGGATACAATCTTTCTGTTGGTGCTGTAGCAGATTATGGTGGGGCTGGAGGCGGTGGGAGTAGGAACTGGCAAAACTGTTATTCTGCCTCTGGTGGCGCTGGAAACCCTGCGGGAAGCTCTGGCGGAGATAATGCTGGGGCAGCACAAAGCATAGTTGGTGGTATATTATGGCTTATTGTTAAAGGGGATCTAACAATTGCTAGTGGTGGATCAATTACCGCTTTAGGTGGTAGTTCTGGTACTACAAACAGTGCGTGTCAGCAAGGAGCGTCTGGTGGAGCATCTGGAGGCGGGGTGTTAATGCTCCTTCATGGTGGTACATACTCTAATAGTGGAACAGTAACAGCAAATGGCGGTACTGCTGGTAGCGCCCCAAATGCAACAGGCGGAGATGGAGGTAACGGATCAGTTGTACAAGCCCAAATATCTACATAATGCCACAATTTATACACGAGCAATTTATTAAAGATATTAGTATTGCTGACAAATATATAGAACATTTCTTCAATAACCCTTCAAAACATGTAAGGGGGATGGTTGCAAATAATACAGGTTCGTATCCCGACGAAAGTGTAAAAAAAAGTACAGAACTGCAAATTGTTGATGAGTATGAGTCTGAGTTATCTAAAGGGTTATGTGTCGAGCTTCAGACTGTATTGGATGATTATGTAAAAGTTTACCCCAAGTTAAATGATCTTGCTAGATTTAATATGGTTCCTTTTAACATCCAGTATTACAAGCCGGGAGAAGGTTTTTTAAAATGGCATTCTGAAAGGACTTCTGGCGCGGAACCAGCTACAAGCAGAGTTTTGGTTTGGCTGATGTATTGCCATACAATAGAAAAAGGCGGTGGAACAGAATTCTTACACCAAGAGTATACTTGCAAATCTGAAAAGGGAAAGGTTGTTATGTGGCCTGCGGATTGGACATTCACTCATAAGGGTGAACCCTGCGATGAAGAAAAGATGATTTTAACAGGGTGGTATAATTTTGCATGAAACGGAGTCAAGGTGCTAGTTAGTGATACTCATAAATTTGTTTTCCATCATGTTCCAAGCACAGCAGGAAGTAGTATCACATCTGTATTAGCGAAGTATTGTAGGGGCTATAAAGGTCAACCTGAATACTTTGGAGGTTCAGCAGGAATTGGTGGTTATGCTTGGCCTGATGCAGTTCATTGTGGATACGAGATGCACACCCCAGTAAGAGATACAGATTTTCCAGATGATTATTTTTCTTTTGCTTTTGTACGAAAACCTAGCGATATGGACTTTGTATGCGGTAAAGATAAGAATACTATTGTTGATTTTGTTGGAAGATATGAGAATTTACAGGAAGATTTTGATTTCGTTTGCAGTAAGGTTGGTATAGAAAAAACTACATTACCAAGGTGGAATATAGGCGGTGAAAATGGGAGCAAATTTTTGTCTAGTAACTTAGAAGCGTCATCAAATAGAGTAAAAGATTTTGGATATGTTGTCATTGATAATTTATTTTCAGAAGATGAGTTAAATGACATCAATAATGAACTGATTCATTTAGATTATATAATGAATTTAAAGTCAGTTAAAGATATTAGGCTTAAAGATGGGGCTGAAGGACTATTAAATGGCGATGGGTTGACTTTGGATAATGTTTATGCTAATAGAGATTATTCTTCTATACTAAAATATAATAGGAAGCTATGGTCTGAAGAGGTGGTAGAATTATTTTGCTCATCTCACCCAGCTAATATTCATTACGCTCTTTGTAATTTAGATAGCACCTTTATAAATAGGTATACAGACTCTCAAGGGTATAAGGCTCACAGGGATGTGTCTAGTTTTTCTTCTGTTACTACATTTTTAAAGGGAGGTATATCTGGAAGTAAATTTATTTTTCCTGAGTATAACATTGAAATAGAAACCAAACATAATCAATGTATTATTTTTCCATCTTGGGTTTTACATGAGGCAACAGCAATACAAACAGAAGGGGGGACAAGGTACTCAATGGCAATGTTCTCTTCGCAAACACTTGGAGCTAACAAATGACAACGTATGCAAAAGTAATAGACGGTAGTGTAGTACAATGGCCTTATGGTATGGGAGACTTAAAGAAGGATTATCCTTCAACTTGCTTTTCATCTAGCGTGTTTCAAAATGAAACACTGAAATCACAGTATCATATAGTATCTGTGTCAAAGGCTTCCCCAAATCCAACGGCAGGGTATAAGGCGGTACAAGTTGGCCCCGTTTTAGATAACGGGTCTTGGACTGAAAAGTACGAAAATCAGGCAAAAGAAGAAAGTGAGTTAGTTGATAGCGACTTTACAAACCCTAATCCTCCTTCAGATGATGCGCTAAAGGATGAGCATGGTGTTGTGGTCAGGACGCATGAAAGAAACGGTATAGTAAAGGTGGGGGACACTTGGGAAATTGTATGGACAACGGTGGAGTTTGGATGGGAAGACAAAAGGTTAAGTGCTTATGGAACTCCAGCGTCCCAAATAGAGTACATTACAGAGAACGGTCTTGATGCTTGGGTTACCAAGGTTAATGAGATTAAAGGTTGGTATCCTAAAGCATGAGTCTAGTTCCTGTAAATAATGTAGGCGAACATGGTATTGTCAAGGATATTAATGCTTGGCAACTGCCGCCTAATGCGTGGACAGAAGGTAATAACATAAGGGCAGAGCATAATGCAATACAGAAGAGTCCAGGCTACTTAGAGGTCATGGAATCCTGTCCTATAGCTCCGTACTTTATTACTAACCTAGAAATAGGTGGTGCTAACTACTGGATAGTAGGCGGATTAGCTAAGATATATGTTCATAATGGTACGACATGGACTGATATCACCAGAGCCAGTGGAGACTATAATGCTACTGCTAGAGAGAACTGGACAGCTACAGTATTAGGTGGTATACTGGTGATGACCAATGGGTATGATGATCCTCAGTTCTGGGCATTAACAGCCGGTGTTCCTTCTGTTACCACCAAGATGGCAGATCTTACTAACTGGCCTGCAAGCACAGAGTGTAAATCATTAAGAGCATTTAAATCTTTCTTGGTTGCTTTGAATGTTACGAAGTCAACAGTACCATACAACAGTCTTGTTAAGTGGTCTACGGCAGCAGCAACGCAAACGGTGCCTGGATCATGGGACGAGACTCTGGCTACCGTAGATGCTGGCGAGTATGCGTTAGAAGACAGTAAAGGTATTATAGTTGATGGGTTGCCCTTACGTGGTGACTTTATGATTTATAAACAATACTCCACCTATAAGATGAGTTATGTAGGTAATCCTTTTATCTTTTCATTTGTGCAGCTCTCACCTAATGTTGGCGCATTAGCTAAGAACTGTATAAGGGAGTTTGATGGTGGTCACTTTGTAATGGCCTATGGTGATATGTACATTAATACTGGTGACAGACTTACATCTATCCTTCCTCATAAGATGAGAGACTTTATATTTACCGATATTAATGGGGACGAATTTGAGAAATGCTTTGTTACGGCTGACTACAATAAGACAGAAATGTGGGCCTGTTATGTATCATCAGCTAATGTTACTAATGCCCAGTGTGATAAAGCTCTTGTTTGGAATTGGTCTAATAATACTTTTACTATACGTGACCTTCCTAACGTTGGTTTCATTGAATTTGGTACAGAGGGTAATCCTCTAGCTCCGGGTTCATGGAACTCAGCAACATCCACATGGGCTACGGATACGTTAAACTGGAATGAATCGGTAGCTACATCTTACTTTAACTTAGCTGGTAAGAGTTTAAGCATGGCTTCTCCAACTAATACTAAAATATATAGAGACAATGCAGGTAATAAAGCCGATACATCTAATATGACCAGCTATATACAAAGGACTGGATTAATTCTGGATGCTCAAGGCCAACCTAATCAGAGCATGGTTAAGAGGGTAACGGCTGTATATCCTATGATGTCAGCATCTACCGACTCTACTGTTAATGTATATGTAGGTCATCAGATGTCTACAGAGGAGGCTATAACCTGGCAGGGGCCAACAACTTTTAACCCTGCAACACAGTCCAAAGTTTCATGTAATGTAACAGGAAAGTATATAGGTGTCAAGTTTGAATCAACAGGAGATCAGACTTGGAGGCTAGATGGCTATACATTGGATATTAAGAATGCTGGGGACAGAGGAATCAGGGCTTACTGATGGGAACATATTCAGACAGGGTGGTAAAGTCTGTCACGCATTATACACCAGGCCCATTACCATTAGATAAAGAAGATCTAGGCATCTATCTTATTAATGAGCTTCAGAGATTAGGTGATATCATATACAATCAAGCAACATTTAGATTAGAGAGAACTCATGCCGAACCGCAAAGACCAAGAGAAGGTGACGTTAGATACGCCGATGGGACAAACTGGAACCCTGGAGGGGGAGAAGGAATCTACTACTTCAAAAAAGGAAGTCCAGGATCTTGGATCAAGCTCGGTTAAGGTTGTATTAGTAAGCGATGAAGATGTTGACTTTATATGGGAAGAGTGTGAACCGTTAATTAAGGTTGCTTTAAAACATTCTGAAGGTGAGATTATTTCCAGTGATGTGTATGAGCAGTTAATTAATGGAGCGATGCAGTTGTGGGTAGCTATGGAATATGGTGAGACAATTGCAGCAATGATAACACAGGTTATATCCTACCCAAGAAAGAGAGTGTTAAGAGTTATTACTCTTGGCGGAAAAGACGGTAGTGGTTTAGATAAATGGTATATGTTTTTAGATATGGTAGAAGGGTTTGCTTTAAGAACTGGTTGCTCTGCATTAGAGGCATGGACCAGAAAGGGTATGGCAAGAAAACTAAAAGATTGGAATCATTCATACATGGTTATAACTAAAGAATTAAAACAGAGGATTCAATAATGGCTAGAAGAGTACCAATAGGAATGAGCCCGAGCGACTATTATGCTCATGGAGACAGTCTATTAGAATGGACCCCTCCTGATGTTAATTGGATGGCTCCATCACAACAAATGTATGGACGTTCATCGCGCATAATCAACCCTACTTATAGACTTATTAGTGATAAAAGTGGCTTACCCTCTATAAATGTAAATACTGGTGGCGACCCAATAATCGATCCTGATAATCCTAATTTAGATTTACCAGATGAAGGTCATACATTTGTTTATCCTATCTATTATTGGGGTAATCCACCGGGGGAAACGATCAATAGGTATTTGCCTACAAATGTTCAACCAGATATCAATCCTTCTAACATTGGGTGGACACAGGTAAATTGGCCTAGATACACAACTAATCCTAACTTGTACCCACATTATTCTGCCATTGCAGATCCTTATGATCTAAGAGAGGACAAGGAAGGAAAGAGTCTATACCAGATTTTAGTAGGTCGAACCCAGATTCCTACAGAGCAGGTTAAGGACGAAGACTGGTTTAACCTAAGATAGTTATAACGGAGAAAGATTATGGCAGGTGGAACACAAACAACTTATACCCGTACTGACCCTTGGGGGCCACAACAAGACTACCTTAAAGCAGGAATGGGAAGGGTAGAGGACTTTTACACTCAAGGTCTATTTGGTCCTAGTTTTTATGGCGCACCCGGGACTATGAGCGAAGGCGCACAAGCTATAAACCAGATAGCCCCTGGTCTTGTTGGGTTTGATCCTAGTCAGCATGATGCAATGGCAAGAGCGCTTGATTACGGTATGGGAGAGAGAGCCGGTAACTTAATGGGTGCATCTGAGGCTTCTTATTTAGATGATATTCTACCTTATACTACAGGTGCTATGGGAGTAGGGCGTCTGGCAGGAGAGTGGGGCGGTGGCCCATCAGGGTACGCAGGTGTTTTACCGTTTGAAGGTGACCAATATTCTCAGATGCTTAGAGGGGATGTAGACTATGACAGTGGTCATTTTGGAATGATGGCTGATGCTTATAGACAACAGTTTGAAGACCAAGTGGCTGAAGGTTTACAGAATGTAAGGCAAGGTCTTATCTCTTACCAACCTGGCGGTGGATCTAGGGGTGATATATTTGCAGCAAACGTAGCCAGCGCAGGACAGAAAGCATTAGCCCAGAATTTAGCAGGATTATATGGTGGTGCTTATCAACAGGCACAAGCAGGTCGTATGCCAGCAGCCCAGATGGGTATAGGCGCACAACAGTTTGGTATGGGTTATGGTTTACAAGGATTACAGGGGGCGCAATCTGCATTAGGTTTATACCCAGGAATGCTTAGTGCGCCATTTAATGTGTATGGTCAGGCAGCACAGTTAGGTGCAGAACAGAGAGCCATGCAACAGGCTGCTCTTAATAGAGATATTGCTAGATACGAGTATGAGTCACAGCTTCCACAGCAAGAATTGCAGTCATACCTTGCTGGTGTTCATGGTGATTACGGTGGCATGACTACAGCCAGAGGTCCAGGTGGTACAAATATGGGTGACGCAGTAATGTCAACCTTATTAACTAAAGCAATCATGGGAATGTAGGAGGCTATTATGATACTAGGACCAAGTATTTTTCCCCAGTCATGGAACGAATGGATTGATAGACAAAATATTCCTTGGATTTCAGAGGATTGGCATAGAGAAAAAGAAGCTGCAGAACTTCAGGAAAGGGTAGAGGCAAGACTTGCTGCTGAAGATCAAGCTAGAGCCTGGGAAGAGGATGCTGGTGGTCTTCCTACTCGTGATATCACATCACAGGGTGGCACTGCAAAGATCTTAGGTATAGATAGAAAAGATGTTCCTGCTTATTTAGGCGGAACACCAAAGGAAAAAGAGAAAAAAGAGATGGATCTTATGGAGCAAGCCTACCTTTTGTCTCTTATGGAAAGCATGAGAGGCGAGGATATAGGTCAGGCTCCAGCGGTAGTAGCTGGTGGCGGACAAAGACAATGGCCTAGCATGATGGGTCAGTTTAGACCTTGGGAACAACAGAAACCTTATTGGTGGATAACATGAACGCATTAGATTGGTTAAAGAAACAACAAGAAGATTCATTAAGAAGGAAAGCTATATTTGATGCAAGACCTAGAGTAGCTGCTAGTCAAGCATGGAGTGGCTATGCTGATAAGCCGGGTGGACAACGGCTAATGGTAAGACAGCCAGAAGTTAAGAATAAACTGGTGCAAAAAATGGGCGACCTTACCATGACAAAAGAGTGGGTTGATAATGCTAGGTTTCAAAAAGAAGAACCAGATAGCAGTTTTATTCGATCCCAAGGTCTGGATGGTAGAGAAGGGCAGCTAGTAGACAGGTTAGATATTCAGGCTGGTGGTATTGGTCAACGGCCAACTGTTTCAGCAACAGGCGCTCTATCACCAGAAGCACAGGCTGCAATAGCTCAAGTACAGGCAACAGGTGGACAGAATGTAGACGCTTATGGTGACACTATTGGCCCTGTTAGACGACCCCCTCAGTCAATCAGAGAAATGGCTAGTGGTTATGCGAGACAACCGCGAACTCCCGTACCGCTAAATGCTTGGCTAGACGCAATGAGGCACAGAACTTATAATCCAGACATCTATGAGATGAGAGCTGCTACACCAGAAGCACAGGCTGCTATACGACCTTCGGTTATAAAGCGCCCTCACTATAGAGCAGTACCAAGAGGCGCTGATATACCAGTAACAAATAATATGATGAGCGGTGATCGTGAAACATGGGGTGGAGATTTGAATCTAACACTTCCACAACATCCTCGTACGAGAAGGTGGATTCAAGATCCTTCTACCATTTTAAACATAGGCAATCTTATAAAAAAGATGGGTGGAACAATAGACTATATGAAAGGCATAGACGACAGAATAAGAGATAACAGAGACAGAAGGTTTAGAATGTTTCAGGGTGACCCATACTCACCAGTGAGGAAATACTAATGGCTGCTTTACCAGCATCAACGAAAGGAATGACACCTGAAGAAAAAAGAAGATTATATTTTAATCTTGCTTTAGCAGGGACCAGTCTTATACCGGGTGGAGCTGCTATTAGCGCAGCAGCTAAAGGCGCTCAAATTGGGACCAAGGCTATCCCTTGGCTGATGAGAGCTAGGCAAGGACTGATGGGTGGAAGAGGGTGGAGAAAGAAGGCGGAAGGCATTGGTGTTTATAAGGGGGCTGCGCCCGGAAGCGGTGTGCCTTATACTCTAAGCAGGGAGGGTGTTAAGCATGGATTGGATAGAGCAGGAAGGCCAATAATACAATATCCTAGCGGTCAAAATCTAAGATACTCCCCAATTGGTAGAGAGGCCCCATTTTATTCAACTAAAAATATACCTGCTGGAGTAATAAGAGCAAAGCCTATAAGAAGCGCCATCGTTGGCGCTGGTACCGTTGGAGGGGTATACCCATTAGCCCGTCAATTGATGGGCGGTGGTAGCCCAGAGGCTCAGATTAGCGAAGCGTATGCTCCTGAAGAACCTTGGGGCGCACCGACAGATATACTTAACTTTGCTGACCAGCAAGAATTATTAGCAGAGCAAGGTAAAGAAGAGCTTAGTAGGATGCTTAAATATGGATTTGGACTGGCTGCAGCAGGTGCAAAAACAGATAAATTTTTTGACAGAGGCATGGCAATCCTCGAACAAAGCAAGGCATATAACGAAAGCAAACACTTTGCTGATGTAGTTAGGGCTGTATATAAGGAAGGTGACATGCCTAAGAATGCAAGAGAAGCCTACGAAAGATTAACTCCTTTAGTTGGTCCAGAGCAAGCATCGGTGTTGTCTGGTCATCAACTAGGCATGGAAGAAGGTAAGACTAAAGAAGAACGCATATGGAATAAGATCATGGAGATAGCACAGTACGGTGATCTTGATGGCGCTGCTGCTGAACTTGTTGCTGCTTGGGGTACTGGAAGACTGAAGAAGGCTCCATTCCAGACAGATCATAGTATACGTTTGAAGAAGGCTAGAGAAATAATAGCAGAGCTTGTAGGGGGGTCAGGTCTAGCTGCAGGTGTACAGAACTTGGAGAGAATTGATGCCTAGTGTAAGATTTGATTACGAAGGGCAAACCTACAATGCTAATGTTACTGATGAATTTCTTGCCTTACCAGCAGATGAGCAAAAGAAAAGATTAGAGGTTAGTCTTAAACCAGAGAAGGCTCCAGCGAAAGGTGGGGGCTTCATGGGTATGCTTGCCAAAATAGAAAGGCCAGCCCAAGCATTAAAGGTAGGACTAAAAGAAACAGAGCTTGGTGGAGATATACATCAAGCCCTTGGTGGTATAGATACTACACCGAATGAGGGGTTTGGCACTGGCTTCATGCGAGGATTGCTTGGTGAAGAAGAGATTAGAACCCAAGACTTTCTTGACCCTTCCTTGCCGGGATGGTATCGTGGTATAGTAGGATTCGCAGGTGACGTAGCTACTGACCCAGTTACATATGCAGGTGGTCTTATAGGTAAGACTATATATGGTGTAGCTAAGGGAGCAAGATCAGCAACACCGCCTCAAGTAGCCCGATGGATGCAGACTATTAAGGATCACGATAAGGTTAAAGACTTTGCGAGAGCCTTGAACATTCCTTTGGGTAGAGAAAGGGAAATCAAAAGCCTAGCTCAAAGTGCGGCCAAGCAAAGAGAGAAGGTAGAAAAGAAACTAGCTAAAGAACTTCCGAAGATGAAGACATGGATGGATGAGAAGATCAAGTCCAGTGGTCGAAGCGAAGAAGAAGTTCATAGTGCATTTAGAAATTGGTTAGACAGGCCAGCCTTAGACAATCCTACTAATAGACCATATCCTATCCTAACTGGTTTTACTCCGGCAGACGAAGCTGCTCTTAAAGCAAGAACTGTTGCGGTTTTAGGAGAGGATGGGCTAAGATACGCAGACGAGTGGGAGAAAACTCTTACCGGCTTCTTAAAAGAAGAGCAAGCAGCAGGTATATTTGTTAGGGGTCTGATAATGAGGCACTACTTCCCACGGTTTGATACTCCTGCTGGGCGTGATCTTATTGAAGCGGGTAAAGCTGCCGATGATTTTATACCTGATGGGTTGTCACCCACAGGCGAAGATCCTCTTTTATATTTTGGTAGACACACCTTCAGGTCAGGAAGGGAAGCCGACCAACTTGAAAGCCTAGACGATATTAATATGAGGAAGGCTGAGAGGCTTGGTGGTACAGCCTATGCGAACCCTGCTGATATACCTTATGAGAAAAGGTTCTTTCATACCGATCCTAATGTAGCTATTGGTTTAAGGTATGCTGACCATGCCTCTGCCATGCAGACTAAATGGTTTGTAGATCATGTCACGGACTTTGGGTTAAGACCAAGAGACTCATTCGTTATAAGGAATGCAGAGAGAGGCTTACCCCCGGTCTTGGGTGTAGGTAGATG